TTATAACCGATAAACAGCAATATAAAATCCCACAAGAGTTGAAAGCTCGTTAAGTTTATCTAACTTTGCTTTATCCTGTTGTGATGTCTTCCGAGTGTATGGTGTCATTGTAAAAAGGTTTTGAATTTCTGAATTGTTATGCAATTTCAACGTGTAGCAAATTGATTTTCGTTCGATTAAAGTCATTCCCTCTGGATGGATAGGTGGTGTATTTAGATACGTCTCGTCATAAACAGCAGCTTTTAATCCAATTAAATGGTCTTCTGTTGGAGAAATTTCTATAAAAAAACCACTAGGGGACATCAATCTCTTAACTTCATCAATAGAATACGGCGCAAATATAGACACAATGCCATCGCAAGAGCCGTCAGCAAGTGGCACTTTAAAAGCATTTGCAACAGCAAAGTGAGCACTTTCGTCGCGGCAACGCTTCACAGCATGAATGACAGCGTTTTTTGAAATATCAATACCAAATAGGGTTACGGCTCTTTGGGTATCAAGCAATCCTTGTGTATAATATCCCTCACCACAGCCACAATCTAAAATAACTGCTGATTTCTGCATGGGAAAATAGGTTTTTACGATTTCGCAAAGCATATTTTTTAAAGGCTCATAATGTCCTCCGTCTAAAAAAGCTTTACGAGCTTCAACCATAGCTTTGTCATCACCAAATGTGTGAGAAGAGCGTTTTTGTGCCATTAGAAGATTGACATAACCAGATTTCGCTATGTCGTAGCTATGACCATTTACGCATAGAAGTGTGTTTTGACTTTGATTAAGGTTTGTTAAGCATTTTGGGCAAGAAAAGTTCAAGGTTCCACCTCATATTATTTTATTAAGTAATTATTGTTATATTTTTCACGATTGTTTTATATACACTTTAAAATTTGAATCATGGGTAAATTATTTCTATATTCAAAAACAAGAAAAACCCGCTGAATCCTAAGATTCATGCGGATTTTCCTTTGGTGCTGGTGATGCAACACCCTCCGAAAAAGGTAAATCCTCCTGTTTTATATTATCAGTATTTTCATCTAGCGGGTTCGTTATTATTCTAATCTTATCATCATAAACGTATACCCGATAGACAAAAGCAAGAAGGGTTTGTTTACCCTCTAAATCATCTACAGGTACATTTGCTATATAGTCTAAAATTTGAAGAATATCATCTATGGACTTGTGTGCCGAAACCTCAGTTTTATCAGTGGCTGCAAGCTGGGTGTAAAGCTTTCTCTGCTCTGTCTCTAACTCGGTTAATTTGTCCATTGTAGAACCACTAAAGATTCCTTGGGCAATAGCATTATTGATATTCTCTAATTGGTGGTCTATTTCTTTAATTCTTTTCTCAATCTCAATTCTTACTCCCGCAGCAGAGCCTAAAAGTTTCCCCTGCGCCTCAAATAATTTCTGAGCTATCTCGTGCCTTTGTTTGTTTGTCACCAGTGTCTCTTTAACATAATTTATTACCATCTGCTCTACCCTATCCTTTTGGATGGGCGCTTTATCACAGTTTTTTAGCCGCTTTTTACCAGAGCAGTCATAATAATAGTACTTGCCATTGCTTCTGGTACCTGTCATCGCCATGCCACATTCACCACAAAACAATTTGCCACTAAGCAGATAATCCACCTTTGCTTTGTTCCTAGCATTTACTTTGTTTGAACGTAAACGGGCTTGAACCTTGTCCCACAAATCATTTGAAATAATCTGGGGCACTGCACCTGGAATCTTTATTGCCGCCGGATTTGCTTTATGACTATTCCTTTTTCCGTTTTTTGCAGGCAGCATTTTATTATATACATATATTCCAATATATCTTTCGTTTTGAAGAAGAGCATTAATAGAGTTGGACCCGAAAGTTCTACCAGCTTTTGTTTTATAACCTTTTTCATTCAGCGTCTGAATAAGATATTTATATGATTTCCCAGAAGCATACAGCGTAAATATTAGTCGAACGGCTTCAGCTTCATATTCATTAATTACATATCGCTTATCCTTGACATCGTATCCTAGTAAAACAGATCCTCCACATACAAGACCTTGCCTTGCGATTCGATTCATCGCGTCCACCACCTTCTGTCTGGTTTGCAACACATGAATTTGATTTACAAGCGCATTAATACCTTCTGTTGCAAAGACCGCCGTATCATTTAGGTCACCGCCAACATACGGTTGCGTAACTGATATAATTTGTATATCGTGATTCTGCATGGTGCGTCGGAAAGAAAACCAGTCAACAATATCTCGGCTGAATCTGGATTGATCATATATTAGTACAACCTCAAATGATCCCATTTCAGCCATGTTGAACAGCTTCTGCAGCTCCGGCCGGTTAGATTTCATTCCTGAAACCGCCTCGTCTGCTAAAACTTCTATAATATTAAAACCCTTTTGCTTCGCGTATTCCACACATCGCTCAACCTGTACTTCAATTGTTTCGTGGCTCTGGTTGTCTGTCGAATACCGAGCATAGATAACTGCTCTTTTCATATGCCTCTCCCCTCTTGATTTCGGAGAGCTGAACTGATACAATATTAGTGCATTTATGTACTGTCAGCCCTTGGTTGATGGTTGCCGCTCGTTCCGGGGTTCAGCCGTGGCGGGCGGTTTTTTATTTATACTTTCCAGCGGTGACCACAGTTCAGGCAGGTAACTACCACTTTGCCAGAACCAATGCCGCCAGCAGCTGCGCCTAAAACGCCAACAGTAAATACACCCACTGCTGCTTTTCCTACTCCAAACCCCTTTTTGTTGGCGCTCAGTGAGGTAGAACCACACTTCGGGCAGCAGGCTACGCCGTTCGCTTTGTTCTCTTTGATGCGATCTTTCTTGGAGAGAGATTTAGATGCCTCCACAGTGGTTTCAGGCACCTGAGCGGGTGAGTGATTCATTGTTGCATAGCCATGATCTATGAACGCTTTTGCTTCCTTCAATTCGCACCCGGTCTTGTATCGAACGTATTTAATTGCCTTTATTTTGTCTTTGCCGAACATACTTGCAATTTCTGAAATATTCAGCCCATCAAAAGATACAGGTGGTTGATGCTTCATTGAAACTGCTTTTTTATCTGGCGGCGCAGAAAACGCCTTGCCTCGAAGCCTTTGCACTTCATTAAAAGCAACAATCCAATTATTAGGATATGCACTAATTTTTTGAGGCTTAAATCCTATAAACTCTTCTTTGAGTTTTAACTTCGACCATTTTGTATCATAAAAATCATCCAGCCTAGAATCTGTATAGCTGACACGTGTAATAATATCTGTATCCGGCTTTTTCTCGTTAATTTTGCAGAACACAATTTCATTCTTGTTTACAAACATGAAATAAGAGTCAAAGACAGAGTACAGATTTCCTACATACAGAATGACCATTCCGGAATCAGAAAAGACATGATGAGCAAGTGCAGCACTGATAACCTTTTCGTCTTTTTCGTAATATTTATCTGGCCCCAAGCGAACAGAGAAATCTATTCTCGCAGGTTCCAGTTGCGCCGCTGCTTCAACAATTGGTGCCCCACACTCAGAACAAAATTTTCCTCCTTTAATTTCCGCTCCACAATAAGAACAAATCATAAACTCTCCCCCCTTCCTTAATCACGCGCTCTGCTCCTCTATATCTTCATCTTCGCAATCTAACAAAGAGTCATCCTCATCAGTCGGACTAAGAGCATCTGACTCTTCGGGAGTATAATCCATTGAAAGGCTCTGGTTATACTGCTGGGCCAGCATCGTACGATTAAACTCTGCCGAGGGTTCTAATTCATTAACCAATTCTTCCAGCTCGTCCAAACTGGCTTTGAAGAATTCTTTTCGCATATTGACTTTGTTTAATCTTCTGTCATTTAGGCGTTTATGCATATTATTTTCAAGGGATACGGCATTTTCAGAAAAGATAAAGCTGTGGACATCAAACGGAAACGGAACACTAGCGCTTCCGAGTTCATCTACGCGCTCCTGTGGCTCTAAGCGACGGGTCATACCAATTTTAAATATATCACCGCCAAATGACCCCAAGTTGCTGATAACATACACGTACCCAGCCTGACCATTCTGCAATCTTGTAATTTCTTCTTTTTTGTGCTCGACTCCACTTAGCTGCTCACGAAGCTGAAGAATTCTTGTTTCCAGCTGTTGAATTTTATTATCGTCTTCGGTAGCACGAAGCTGTGCCTCGACATTTTCGATTTCCGCTTTATATTTGCTTTCTTCTTTTTCAACTTGCTTCCTTTGTTGAGCTAAACGACGGCGTTCCTCTGCTTCCTGACGCATTTGTTCCCGAATAGCACGTTGCTCTTCTTTGATTCTTTCTTTCTGAATAAAGTACTCATATTCAATCGCAATGGCTTGAAGAAATAGATATTCAACTTCTCCAATAAATTTTGAAACCGTTGGAGCGATGCTTTGATTTCCATCGGCGGCAATTGCTTGATATTTTTCACAAATTAATTTAATTGCAGACTCCGCTTTATCTAACTTCCCATAGCTGATAGAACTTAATACATTTTGCAGCTCTGCTTCCAGAGCAATTACCATCAATCTATAAATTGTAATGTTTGCTTTGGTTGTATATCGATCCTGGTATTTCGCCAAAACTTCCTTTATTAATTTATAATTCTGATTATATTTTTGGCGTAATTGCTTCACATCCATGCAGTAAAGCTTAATGCTAACCGTAGGACCTAATTCTTCTGCAATCTCATCTTCAATCGCAGGAATAATGATATCTGAATCAAATATATGCTGGTTGAAATATTTAGTCATGGAATATTCCATGCTTTTGTACAAGGTTTGCGTCTTTTGAACTTTTTTCTGCGCCGTAGCTAAAGCTTTAATCGCTTTTTCATGCTTGCTGGACATGATTTCTATATCAGAGGAAAGGTTTTCAATTTTTCTGCTTAGCTCTTCTACTTCTTTTGTTTTAGCTGAAAGCTCTCGTTCAGCTTCTTCCTGTGCTTCCTGAATTAGTTTTTCTTTAAATCCCTTTTGATCCGATATTTCTTCGCTAAGCACTTCAAGGCTTTTGTGTAGCTCTGCGGCTTGCTGGATTAACATATCATTGCGTTCGCAGTCCGCACAAACACCCCGGGCATTAACATTCAAGAAAAAACCTTTCTTACCACAGTTATTGCATACAGCCACTTTACTTCCCCTCCCGATTGACATATTATTCCAATATGTTACAATATTTTCAGGAGAGTTTCTTTTCTCGGGAACTTCTACCTTTGCCCCTTTCACTGTTCGCAGCAGTGGGAGGGGCTTTTTTATTGCTCTAATGTAAGTCTCTTGATTTCTTTAAGCCGGTACTCTACTAAATCTTCGCTCACGTTTAAGCAACGTGCCGTCTGTTGAATGGTTAAATCTCTATAATCATCAAAATCAGAATCGTGAGGATACAATAAACTAATTGCGAATTGGTTCGCCTGTCGCTCATAACGTCCTGCCTTGAGATATGTACGCGTATCAAGAAATATGGCATTAATATCCTTATGCATCAGTGAGTGTCCCAGCTCATGCGCACAAACAAACTTTTTCACCTGATCCTGTAATCCGCTATCAAGATAAACGATGTCTTGTCCATCATAGAACTGATAAAAACCCCGCACTCCTACAAGGGGAACCTGCATAATAATATAATCCAGATAGCCACATAATTCGTAAGGGTCGTTTGTTGAGAATTTTTTAATTAAGTCGTTCACAATTTCCATTTCGTTCATGCGAAATTTCCTTTTGCTATTTTTTCTTATTTTTTGCTTTTGCGGCAGCCATACCAAGTTCCATTGCACTACGAATACTATCTAAAGCTTCCGGCGTTAAAGGATCGCCATCAAACATTAATCCTTTTTGCCTTTCCATCATTACCATAATTTCATCTATTTTGTTTTTGATATCAAGCTCGTCCTCTTTTGTAAGGACGGGCATTTCTTTTTGTTCTCTATTAAGTAAAAAATCAATAGAAACAGAAAAGAAATCAGCTACTTTTGTGAGCTTATCTCCTGACGGAACAGTGACATCCCATCTTCGTATTGTACCATTTCCAAAACCTAGTTCTCTTTCTAATGAAGCTAAAGTTTCTCCACGCTCATCACAAAGTTTTTTTATTTTATCAACTAGCATCTTAGCGAACCGCCTTAAAAATATTTTAGAAATTCGCATATTTGCTATTGACTTCGATTAGCTCCTGTGCTAATATTAGCTTACAAGCTAAAGACAAAAGCAAACAGAAAGAGATGACGACTGCTACCACGCTATCTAAATCATCTATTTCTGAACTTTAGGGAATTTCCACACTTATAGAATAGCATAATTCCTAATCTGTGTCAATAGCAAATAATCTAATCGCGGAGGTGATTTTTCGATGTTGTACGAAAATGTAAAAGAACTTTGCAAGAAAAACAATATTACGTTTGCACATCTTGAGAGAAAGCTTGAATTTGGAAACGGCACTGTTCGAAAATGGGAGGTCGCATCACCAAGCGTAGAACGGCTGGAAAAAGTAGCTGATTATTTTGGAGTTACTACCGATTGGCTGCTTGGGAGAGTTTCTTAACCCCAGTATACCATCCCTCTCCCCTATTTCAAGAGGGCGGAAAATCGCTGTCCGATTTAAAGGACAGTAAATACAGAAAGGAGTTCTATGAATGGTAGTTGATATTAATCTTAATACCGGTAAGAAAACTGTTATTAAGCCTATGAATGACAATGACAAAGAGTCTCTAGCTACAATACTTATGAACTTGTACCGGCTACACGAAAGCCGTGAGATACAGACATCATAACCACCGCCTGCACCCGCTGCGGGCTGCATCAGGACAAGTCCAGTACTGGCAGAAAGGAGTGAACGACCATCAACGAAAACAAAATTATACTAGACCTCTGTGGAGGGACAGGCTCGTGGAGTAAGCCATACCGTGATGCCGGGTACGATGTCAGGTTGATTACCTTGCCCGACTACGATGTGCTTACATACGAGCCGCCGGAAAACGTTTATGGCATACTGGCCGCACCGCCGTGTACGGAGTTCAGCTCTGCTAAAAACGGCAGAGGCCCACGAGATATTTCAGGCGCTATACAGATTGTGAAAGCATGTTTAAAAATCATTTGGTTTTGTCAACTGCAAGGAAACCTGAAATTCTGGGCATTGGAAAACCCGAAAGCCTCAAGCTCTCCCTGCCCGTTATCCAAGTTCTTAGGACACCCGCATTATTGTTTTGAGCAGTGGCAGTTCGGAGGCACGGCAAAAAAAGCAACAAATATTTGGGGCTTCTTTAAGGACCCAGTTTCAACAGTGGATCTTGCGCCAGAAGTGTTTGAAACCATGGGGAGTAAGCATTCAGAAAACATGCACTATAAGCATCCCAAAACACCAGAGTGGTGCAAAGAGTATATTCATTCCATAAGTGGCGCTACCGCCCGTAGAGCTGCTATTCGCGCCATCACCCCGCCCGGCTTTGCCCAGGCCTTTTTCAAAGCAAATCAATAGGAAAGGAGTGAATCATCATGCCTATTACAACAGCTCTAGCTGCATCCTTTGCGGCACTTGCTTTAGTAGCGCTGGCACAGCAGATTCAGATTTGCCAGCTTAAGAAGCAAGTCAAAGCGGGGTTTCAAATTACTGAAAATGCTCTGAACAAAGGAAAAACCGCCACCCGACTGCAATCGGATAGCGGTGCACAAGTAAATATTCTATCCACATACTAATCTGAAAGAGAGGATTTGTCAAGTGACTTCCATAACTCCTGACTACTGCCCTGTGTGCAGTAGCATCGATATTAGTGCTGGATATTGTCAGCATTGCGGCAGTGAATCTGTTTCGGTCGTACTACAGCAAAAACCGCCGGATAGTATGGTTGCAATAAAACACCCCGGAGGTACTATGCTGATGTCTGCAGACCGTTTTCATAAACTAAGCGATTCTAAATTCAAGAAACTTATCGGAGGTAAATCTCATGAAAAACGTAACCCTGTCTGTAGAAGGCAGCAAGCTGCTAATTGAAGTAGATCTGTCGCAGAACTTTGGCCCCTCAAGCAGCGGTAAATCTATCTGCATCGCATCCAGTGAAGGGAACAAATCCGTTCCAGGCACTGAGGATATTAAAATCGGTCTGAATGTGTACAGGCCTAACAAATAAAGGAGGCTTTATCTGTGCTTTCAGAATTTAGACGGTTTGTTATCTCTGGTAATCCCAATCAACGAGAGGCTTTGGAAGAGCTCATACAAACGAAAGGTCTTACTCGAGAAGACGTTATCTTGATTTTACAAACAGTGGCTTTTCGGGGTCAAGATTTCGATGCTTCAACGAGATAGAGCCTAGTAAATCCTTTAGGTCGATTAAGCTGTGTATGCTGTTATAAATTTCTATAATTTCAGCGCCGGGAATTTTTCTCCAAACATAAACATCTGCGTCTATTGTTTTACGATTATTATCTAAGCCGCTAACTTCGAGGTCATAGTCATCTCCTAATCTGCGGTAAATAACATTCTCCATGTCAATCACTTTTATCTCATATGGTTCCCCGAGAAAAGACTGTACTTTTTTAATTCCGTTTGTTGGGTTATTTGTATTCAAAAACATTACCCCCTTTTTCCACATTATAACATTCCTATTTCACAATATCAATTTAGGAGGAACTACCTATGTCAAACATTGTAATCGAGATTACCGCCCCCGAAATCGTAACCGCTATTCAACAGCTTGCCGCCGTATTAGCACCCCGAAAAATTCAACCGGATATTCTCTCCCTTCCACAGCCACTTGCAGAGCAGGCAACTAGTACGCAGCTTATTCCTGTTCAACCAGAAGTACCGTCGCCAATGCAACCGTACCAACCCGCTGTACCTATAAGCCCTACTCAGGCGGCACCGATGCCAAGCAGCCCGATGATGGATGTGGCAAATACGGCCCCAGTTGTCACACCTGCACCTGTATACAGTGCCCCTATTGCCCTCTCAACTAATCAGACTCTCTCGATACCGGTAGCGGGGGCACCTACAGCAATGCCTGATAGTCAGACTCCTGTCGCACCGATAGCTGCAGCTCCTGCCTATCAGATTGACGATCTCGCCCGAGGTGCCGCGCAGTTGATGGACGCAGGCAAACATCAGGAATGCCGCGCATTGCTCACACAGTTTCAGGTGCGGGGCTTAGGCGATCTCAAGCCAGAGCAGTTTGGCGCATTTGCGACATGCCTGCGCCAGATGGGGGCGAAACTGTAAATGCCTAAAAAACATTCAATCCTTGGCCCTTCAAGCGCTAAACGCTGGATGAGCTGCCCCCCGTCGGTTAGACTGACAGAGAAAATGCCTGATACGACCAGCCCTTGGGCGGCGGAGGGTACATTGGCCCACAATGTGGCAGAGCTGAAAGTGAAAAAGAAGTTTACCGACCCTATGGGTGAACAGACTTTTAAGAGGCGATTAAAGAAACTAGGCGAAACTAAGCTGTTCGATGAGAGCGGTAAAGAGCGTAACCCAAAAGAATACTGGCCGGAAACGCTAAGCGCTACAGATGATTATCTGGACTATATTACTGGTGTGGTAATGTCATACCCTAAAAGACCCCATGTTTCTGTAGAAGTTGAATTGAACTTTGATAGATATGCAAAAGGAGGCTTTGGTACCTGCGATTGCTTGGTGCTGGGCGGCTCTGAACTGCATATCATCGATTTTAAATTCGGCAAAGGAGTACCGGTATCTGCTGAGAACAATCCGCAGATGATGCTGTATGCTTTAGGAGCCCTTGAATTGTATGGCGCCCTTTATGACATACACGACATTGTACTTACTATCTTTCAGCCCCGCGCAGACGGCGACACAGTCAAAGAGTGGAGTATCTCCCGAAATGATTTGGTTGACTGGGGAGTATTCACGGTTCGGCCACTAGCCGAGAAAGCCTTTGCTGGTGAGGGTGAGTTCCGTGGTGGTGACTGGTGCCGGTTCTGCCGGGCAAAGAACACCTGCCGGGCACGCGCTGACCAGTACACTGCTCTCGAAGACTTTGGCGCGCCGAACAGCAAGACCAAAACAGGCAAATTGCCAGTGCCTCCACTTCTCTCTGATGCAGAGGTAGGCGGTGTGCTCGAAAAGGCAATCGCACTGGAAAAGTGGGTTGCCGACTTAAAAGATTATGCGATCACATCATGCCTTGCGGGCAAAGAAATCCCCGGTTGGAAAGCTGTTGAAGGACGCAAGACCCGAGTGTGGGACGATCCAGACGCTGCTTTCGCCGACATTACCACCGCAGGCATTGAGGAAGCAATGCTGTACGAACGCAAACCGCTGACACTGGCGGGCATTGAAAAAATGCTGGGCAAAGCACGGTTTACAGAAGTTGCTGGCGCACATGTTACTGTATCCTCTGGCAAACCAGCACTTGCTCCTGTATCAGACAAACGCGATGCAATTACCAATAAACCCTCTGCAGAAGAGGATTTCAAATAAAAGGAGAAATACATTTATGGCTAACAACAATCCCGCACATATCGTTTTGAGGAACGTCCGTCTCTCTTACACACATCTGGACAAACCTTATGCGCAACAGCCCGGACAAGAACCCAAGTACAGCTGCACGGTGTTGGTACCGAAGAATCCTGCAACCAACCGGACTATGATTGACGCAGCAGTCGCTAATGCCACACAGAAAGCAATTGAGAAGTACGGCAAAGCTTTCCCTGCTACACCGAAAATCAGTGTACACGATGGTGACGGTGTTCGCCCTTCTGACGGGCAGCCGTTTGGGGAGGAGTGCAAAGGTTGCTGGGTATTCACGGCTTCCAACAAATCCCCTGTCACTGTGGTTGACCTCAACCTCCAGCCAATTCTGGATGCGACACAGATTTACTCTGGTATGTATGCCCATGTCGGTGTAACCTTCTTCGGCTACAATGCTCCACAGAACAAGGGTATTGGCGTTGCGTTAGATAACGTGATGAAGATTGCAGATGGTGACCCGCTGGGTGGTTCTCGTGCAAGTGCAGAGGATGATTTCGGTGCAGCAGAACCGCAAGTTTCCGCACCTTATACTCCCGCTTACCAGCAGGTCCCTCCCGCACAACAGTACCCGCAGCAGGGATACACACCCGCCAGTGTACCACCTTGGCAACCACAGGCCCCTGCATACGCACCGCCTCAATATCAGGCTCCGGCAGCCCCGCCGTACCAAGGGCCGGTTGACCCGATTACTGGTATCCCGCTGTAAAACCGTTTCTAGGGCGTTAACGGATAAAGCGCCCTTCCACTAATTTTTATAGAAAGGAGTTCGAGTTGTGGCTCATCATTTGAATATAGACCTTGAAACCTTTTCTTCTGTGGATATCAAAAAGGCTGGCATGTACAAATATGTGCAATCTCTGGATTTTGAAATCTTACTGTTTGCCTACTCATTTGACGGCGCACCAGTTCAGGTTATTGATTTAGCAAAAAACGAAGAGATTCCTGGCTCTATTATCAGCAGCCTTTACCGGCCTGACGTTATAAAACACGCTTATAATGCTGCTTTTGAGTGGTACTGCTTATCAAAACATTTCTACATTCCTGACCCTGGTAAATGGCTTACCCAGTGGCGCGACACAATGCTCCACGGCCTTTACTGTGGATATACTGCTGGCCTTGGTGCTACAGGTGCCGCTTTGGGTCTGCCAGAGGACAAACGCAAACTGGCAACTGGCAAAGCACTGATAAAGCTATTCTGTACTCCTACAACGCCCACAGCGCGAAACGGTGGCAGAACAAGAACACTGCCTCACCATGAACCGGAGAAGTGGAAACTTTTCAAAGAGTACAACCGGCAGGATGTAATTACCGAACAGGAGATACAGCGCCGCTTGTCACCGTTCCCAGTACCGGATTTTGTTCAGAAGCAATGGGAAACTGATTTGCGTATTAATGCCCGCGGCGTAGCCGTAGACCTCGACCTAATTTATGGGGCACTGGAGTGCAATGAGGCAATTACCGACACGCTGACACAAGAAGCCGTTCAGCTGACCGGTCTTGATAATCCTAACAGTGTTCCACAGCTTTCTGGTTGGCTCACAAAAGAAACTGGTACTCAAGTTACAGACCTGCGAAAAGAAACAGTCAAAACAATGTTGGAAGGTGAGATTCCAAATGATACGGTTCGACGGGCTTTAGAAATCAGGCAGGAACTTTCTAAAACAAGTGTAAAAAAATACACCGCCATGACTGAGGCGGTGTGTGAAGATGGTCGAGTACGTGGTTTGCTGCAGTATTACGGAGCCAATCGAACCGGTCGATGGGCAGGCAGAATCATTCAGCCTCAAAACTTACCGAGAACATACCTTCACGGTGACATGCTAGATCTGGCTCGTGAATTGGTCAAAGGCCGGAAGATTGACCACCTGCAGCTGATTTATGGCAGTATACCAGATACCCTTTCTCAGCTAATACGCACGGCTCTGATTCCAGCTCCCGGGCATCAATTTGTTGATGCCGATTTCAGCGCCATTGAGGCGCGTGTGATTGCGTGGCTTGCTGGCGAGGACTGGGTTCTGGACGTATTCCGCGGCCACGGCAAGATTTACGAAGCGACCGCAGCCAACATGTTTGGTGTGCCAATAGAGAAAATCGTCAAAGGGCATCCGGAATACGAGCTGCGTCAAAAGGGTAAAGTCGCGACGTTGGCACTTGGTTATCAAGGCTCTACTGGTGCACTTATCAAAATGAGTGCCCTCAAGATGGGAATACCAGAAGAGGATTTACCGGATATTGTTCGCCGTTGGCGAGAGGCCAACAAGAGAATTGTTGACCTTTGGTACTCTGTTGAAAACGCCGCGCTTGGTGTGGTTCGTACAGGACGACCCGCGGGTGTACGTGGGTTACTGTTTGCTTTAGAGGGTGACCATGATACTGACCAATATTTCCTTACCGTCACTCTGCCTTCTGGCCGCAAGCTCTACTATGCCCGACCCTCGCTCGGTACCAATCAATGGGGAAAGCCATCTATTCAATATTGGGGCATGAACCAGACAACCAAACGATGGGAACCCATAGAATCCTATGGCGGCAAATTAACAGAGAACATCGTACAAGCAATCGCCCGCGATTGCTTGGCAGAAAATATTGAACGTCTGGAAGCCGCCGGGTACCCGATTGTATTTCACATTCATGATGAAGTAGTAATCGACTATTCAAAAGAAAAGGCAGACCTTAAATCGGTCTGCCAAATAATGAGTATACCTATTTCATGGGCGCCTGGTCTGCCGTTGTCAGCAGAAGGATGGATTGGGGACTATTTCACAAAGGATTAAACTGATTCCATTAATCTATTAAAATCGTTTCTAGTATTCTCTAATAATTTTTTCGACTCAAAGACTATATCTGCACAAGCATCACTTGAAAAATACTCCGATTCCAGTTTTTCTTCTATGTTGGAATGTAAAGTGTTAATTTGTGTGCGATATATAGGATCAAAAAACAGATAAAATTCTCCCCTATGCTCTGTATAGAATTTTGAAAAACCAATTAGTGCACGGGTTAGATACTCGGCATCTTTCTCGTTTAGTGTCTCAGAATCCATTTTAGTGATATCTATAAGACAGTTAGTTATTTCTTTAAATAGAACCTGTTTCTGTTTCCAGATATCCATAGACACCGTGCGCTTTGCGATATACTTTTGTTGATAATAACCTATAGTGCCACTCGTAACTGCGCCTGTAATTGCCCCCAATATAGCAAAAACTCCCTCGCTCATCGCGCTACACCTCCCCTTATTATATTTAATTTGATATCTTACCCCATATTATTCCATTTGTAAAGGAGTGACTTCAACAAAATGCTTCAAAATGACCGGCAAATAACCATCAGCGCCGCCGGCAGCCGCAATGCTACCAAGTGGCCGACGCAGAAGCTCTACATATCTGAGCTTTACGATAAATTAGCCGTACCAGTACGCAGCACTGAAACGCTAACCGCTTACCTACGCATGACAAAGCCCCAACAGGATAATTTGAAAGATGTTGGCGGCTTTGTAGGCGGTGTCGTCCACGACGGAGGTCGTCGCAAAGGAAACGCCATCGATGGCCGTGATATTCTAACCCTTGACCTTGACCACGTCCCCGCCGGCGGCACTGACGACGTGCTGCGGCGGGTAGATGGCCTTGGCTGCGGGTACTGCATTTACTCCACCCGCAAGCACGCCCCAGAGGCTCCCCGACTACGTATTATTCTACCTTTAGACCGTACCTGCACGGCCGACGAGTACGAACCAATTTCTCGCAAAGCTGCACAGCTTATCGGTATAGAGATGTGCGACCCGTCCACGTTCGAGGCTTCCCGGTTAATGTACTGGCCATCTTGTTGTTCAGATAGTCAGTACATATACACTTTCGGAGATAAGCCTTTTCTTTCCGCTGATGGTGTTCTGGGACTCTATGCGCAGGCTGGGCAAGATTGGCACAATGTTACTATTTGGCCACAGGTACCCGGTGTGCAAGACCCACACAAACGCCTGGCAGCCAAGCAAGGCGACCCGGTTGAAAAGCACGGTGTTGTCGGCGCTTTCTGCCGAACATACAACGTGCTGTCCGCTATGGATAAGTTCCTGCCAGGTATCTATGAGCCAGTAGACAATATAAGCGACCGCTACACCTTTACAGGTGGTAGCACGACCGGCGGCGCTATCTTATACGACAACGGTACTTTTATATTCAGCCACCATGCTACTGACCCGGCAGGTGGCAAACTCTGTAATGCCTTTGACCTTGTTCGCTATCATCTATTTTCTGATAAGGACGACGAAGCCCAACCCGGCACACCAACTATCAGGCTGCCATCTTATACCGCCATGTGCGAGCTGGCTGTACAGGATAAAGAAGTTTCTACTCTACTCAACAGAGAGCGTTATGAGGCCGCGACAAGAGACTTCTCAGGAACAGTGCCTTTGCCCGAAGATGGTGCTACAGACGTTAACTGGATGGACCTGCTGCAGGTTAGTCCGCAATCGGGTTTACCAGCAAAATCCACCCGCAACGTTCGCATAATGCTAGAACATGACCCTCTATTAAAAGGCCGAATCAAGCTAAACACCTTCACAAATCAGCTACTGGGCATCGCTCCGCTGCCGTGGGGCATTCGCACCGATGCCGAAGGTGAATTCGAGTGGGGCGAGGCCGATGACGCAGGCATTCGAGATTACACTCATGAGGTACTTAAATTCCGTTCTTCTGAGGTTGTTTCTGATGCTGTTTTACTGGTAGCACAAAGAAATACTTTTGATCCTGTTTCAAATTACTTACACAGCCTACAGTGGGACGGAGTTTCACGCATAGACAACTTGTACATTGACTACTTCGGCGCAGAAGATTGCCCTTACACCCGCGCTGTGACCCGCAAGGCACTTGTCGGAGCTGTCGCCCGTGCGATAGAACCGGGTACCAAATTTGACACTATGACGGTTGTACAGGGTATTCAGGGCATCGGTAAAACGACTTTCTTTTCCCGGCTTGGCCGTGGATGGTTTTCTAATAGCGTTGGTACCTTTGAGGGCAAAGAAGCAGCTGAACTACTGCGCGGTGTATGGATAGTAGAAATAGGAGAATTGGAAGCTCTTAGCCGCTCCGATGTAAAACTGGTAAAGCAGTTCCTGAGTAAGACAGAAGACCAGTACCGGGCGGCCTACGCCCGGCGTACAGAAAAGCACCCCAGGCACTGCGTTTTCTTCGGCACTACTAATAACCAAGAGTACCTGCGTGACCCGACAGGCAACCGTCGTTTCTGGCCTGTTGATACAGGAGTACAGAACCCTAGCAAGAACGTATTTAAGGATTTAACTCCCGAGACAGTCAATCAGATATGGGCTGAATCCGTTGTGCGTTGGCAGCTTGGTGAACCTCTAATTCTTTCGAAAGAGCTCGAAGCCGAAGCAGATTCACGGCGTGAGATTCACATGGAAAGAGATCCTTTGCGCGGGCAAATAGAAGCCTTCTTAGAAAAGCAGATACCCGGAGATTGGTTCTCGTGGGACAGTGCTCGGCGAAATATGTTCTGGTCTTCTAGTGTTCGTGGTGACCTGCAACTAATGCCCAGAGACCGCGTTTGCGCATTGGAAATATGGCGTGAATGCCTTGGCGAAAACCGCACAATGCCCAAGGCAGATGCCCACAGAATCAACGAGATTTTAGGGGCTTTACCCGGTTGGGAAAGAGTTAGTACAATGCGATTTGGCTCTAACTACGGCACGCAAAAAGGCTTTAAATATATCGGAAAAGTTGTAAACCAAGATGTAAACCAAGTACCCGAAATTTGTAAACTTGTAAACCATGGTCAAGAAATGGGTGTAAACCAAGTAAACCAAATTTAACTCCATAGTTTACAAGATGATTTACACAAAAAACCGCAGTACAAAGCCATTATTTCTATTTGTAAACTATGTAAACCAATTTTATTTATATAAATAAAAAATAAAGGAATATAAAGTATATATACCTCTATAACTCTATATATTTCCCTCATATAACGTATATAGGGAAAAGGTTTACGGAAATTCTCGAAAGGAATTAATATGATAACTTGTGAAAAATGGTTATTTGTCTTTTTAAAATCTCAAGGATTAACTTGCTGTGATTATGTTCGTAAGAAAGCTTTTGAACAGGGATTTACCAGAAAAGAATTAAAACAGGCTCGCAAAGCTTTAGGGGTAAAATGCTGGAACGATTCCGTGATTAATGGTGAAACATTAAACTGGTTCTGGTATCTGCCAGAGTAGGAGGAAATATGAGAGAAGCAGCGATAGAAGCATATCTTCGCGACAGGGTGAAAGAACTGGGCGGCAAGGCGTGCAAATTCGTTTCGCCGGGAAACACAGGGGTGCCAGACAGATTGGTTTGTTTACCCGGAGGCAGGGCCGTATTCGTAGAGCTGAAAGCGCCAGGAAAACAACCAACGGCTTTGCAAAGAAGTCAGCATAAGAAATTAGAATCTCTTGGCTTTGAAGTGTGGGTAATCGACCGAAAAGAACGTGTTGATCAATTCATTGCTGAGTACATGGGCAGGTGAGGCTAAATGAAATTTCTCCCCCATAACTACCAGGCCTATTGCATTAACCGGATTGTGGACATGCCTGTATTCCCCGGACCCGGGCTAGGCGCTTATCTTGGCATGGGTCTCGGCAAAACGGTAATTACTCTGACCGCAGTAAATGAGTTAAAATACAGCCGCTTTGCCGTCCGAAAGGTATTGGTAATCGCCCCAAAGAAAGTGGCCGAAGCAACTTGGAGCAAAGAGGCTGCCAAGTGGGAACACCTAAAGCTACTGCGAATTATTCCGGTGCTGGGAAGTCTAAAACAGAGAATCCGAGCCCTCAACACCCCAGCAGACGTGTATGTCATAAACCGCGAGAATGTCCAATGGCTGGTAGACTACTACCGAAATGACTGGCCCTTCGACATGGTGGTGATAGACGAAAGCAGCAGCTTTAAGAATCACCAAGCCAAAAGATTCAAGTCTCTTTGCTGGGTAAGAAAGAGGATTTCCCGACTGGTAGAACTAACCGGTACCCCAGCCCCAAACGGACTGATTGACTTGTGGGCGCAGGTGTACTTACTGGATGGTGGTGAACGCTTGGGCAAAACAATAGGCGGGTTCCGGCAGCGGTATTTTGACCCAGACCAGCGCAGTGCCCAGCAGGTTTTTAGCTATAAACCAAAGGATGGAGCCGACGACACCATCCAAGACAAAATTAACGATATCTGCATCAGCATGAGTGCGGAAGATTATCTGGATTTACCCGAATGTCTCTCGATAGAAGTTCCTGTGCAGTTGGATACCAAGGCACAAGCAGCTTACAAGAAGCTAGAAAAGGACATGCTGCTAGAAATCAACGATGAGGAAATCACGGCCACTACAGCTGCAGCCCTTGGAACAAAGCTGTTACAGCTTGGAAATGGCGCTGTATACGGAGAAGACCGGCAGGTGGTAGAAATTCACAAGTGCAAGATTGAAGCATTTCTGGAACTTGTGGAAGCACTACAGGGGCAATCGGCGCTTGTGTTTTATAACTTCCAGCATGACCGAGACCGGATTTTAGCAGCACTGAAAAAGTCAGGCTTACGAATCAGGGTGTACAAAGATGCCCAGGATGAAACCGACTGGAATAATCACCAGATTGATATTCTCCTGGCGCATCCGGCCAGCACCGCCTACGGCCTGAACTTGCAGGATGGCGGTAATCACATTATCTGGTTCGGGCTTAACTGGTCCTTGGAATTAAAGCAGCAAGCAGATAAACGTCTGCACCGACAGGGTCAGAAACAGAAAGTTTTTATCCATCACCTGATAGTACAGGGTAGTATGGACGAGGATGTCATGGATGCTTTGCAGGGAAAAAGCAACACACAAGAAAGTCTTTTGAAGTCCCTTCGCGTCAGGATTGAAAAAGTAAAGGAGGAATCCGCATGAAAAGATTTTTAAATGCATTATCATCCCCAAAAGTCTATTGGTTCATCGTGCGATTAGCCGGGGTCTGCTTTATTCTCAGCGGCATCTCCACCGCCTTCTTAAACTATGCGAATCCCACTAACGCGGCTTTGAATAGTGTCTTTCTAGGATATTGTTTCATGGTCGCTAGACCAATAAGGGAGGCCTCTGAATGAAAGCACGTATTCCCTCCCAGCAGATGATGTCTAACCGGGATTTGAAAGTAGTAGACCAGTATATCCAGGAAGAAAGCCATAGCATGAGCTGCCGGCTGTTTAAGCTGGTAGCCGTCGCTTTGAACGATTTGTATGGGTTCGGAGCTAAACGGAATCTTGAATTATCCCAATATGTCGGGAATCTCATCATCGAGCATCAAGACGATGAAATCTTTTGGCAGCATGTGGACAAGCGTTGCGACCAGATGGGGTTGGGGTATGAGTCCGAGGATTATGAGAAAATGGAAGCCCGGCGAAGGAGGTAGCGAATGGCTGCAGCGACAAATCAACTTATTACCAATGTGAGTAAACAACAAGCTTTAAAAATCATAGCCAAGTATTCGCCTCACGGCCTATTTTGGTGTATCGATGGAAGTAAATTTATAGGAATAGACAACTCCACTGGTGATGCGTGGACTGAGGAATTTGAAACTTTTAAACAATGTGAATCTTGGTTATTAAGGGGGTATTAGAAGTGACCAAAAAAGAACTATCCCAGCTGCGCGATTTAAAGCGTGAGATACAACTACTAAAAGAGCAGCGCGCAGAAATCCGAAATAATATGCGTAGCATGAAAACTCCAAACTGTGTGGAAGCATCGAGCAAATACCCGCCGTACCAAAAGCACAGCGTTACGGTTTGTGGAGTTTCTCCTACCGAAACCGCTGCATTTCACGATGAAGATGCCCGACTTCAAAAAATCAAGTTGGCAATTGCTGAACGTGAGCGCCGGCGCCAAGAGGAATACGACAAGCTTGACCGATTTATCGAAAGTATTGAGGACAGCAAGATTCGTCAGATTATCACTCTGTACTACATACAAGGGCTAACATGGCCCCAAGTAGCTTACCGTATTGGGTGTCGTGACGAAGGAACCCCAAGGAAAAAGATTGAAAAATATTTATTAAATTCCGGTAATTCCGGATTGTATCCTGTAAAATAATATTATGGGAATTTTGTATCAAACGCTTGGCACATAGCCGGGCGTTTTTTCATACCTTTGTGCGGGTCCTATGAAAGGAGCCGTATATGAACTATACCAATAAAATATTTAATATGGACTGCCTGTCTGGTATGAGTATGTACCCGGATAAAAGTATCGATATGATACTGTGCGATTTGCCGTATGGCATTACAGACTGCAGATGGGACAGCTTGCTTCCATTTGACCAGCTGTGGCAGCAGTATCTACGCATCATTAAGAACAACGGGGCTATTGTTTTAACAGCATGCCAGCCATTTACCACAAGATTAATCAGTAGCCAACCGAAGCTATTCCGGTATTGCTGGTATTGGAGCAAAAACATGATAACCGGGTTCGCCAATGCTAAAAGGCAGCCGCTGCGGTGCGTGGAAGAAGTCTGTGTTTTCTATAAACATTTACCCACGTACAACCCACAGGGCATTATTGTACTGGATAAGCCTATTATTCAACGAGGAAAGAAAGCGCCGGCGCACGGAGATTTTGTTTATGCAAAGGATGGAAGCTTGTCTCATGATACCGAAACCTGTGTTGTACATTATCCAAGGCAGTTGCTGGAAGTAAAATGCGAACGCGGTCTTCACCCGACACAAAAGCCTGTTGCACTGTTTGAATACTTCATTCGGACATATACCAATCCCGGCGAATTAGTACTGGACAACTGCATGGGGAGCGGTACAACGGCGGTTGCATGTATTAACTCTAAGCGTAATTTTACAGGGTTCGAGTGGGACAAGCAGTATTATCATATAGCTACACGTAGAATGAAAGCGTATAATTAATATGTTGACTTTATAAATATTTAGTTCTAGTATTAAGGTTAATAAATTGTAGGAGCCATAACATGAAAAATAAATATTATTGGCCTTATTATACACTCGGAGTCATTCTGCCTATATGGATTGTAATATCGTGTATATTAGGTACCGTTGTAACAAATTATGCGGCAGAAAAAGGTAATTACACTCCTGTATATTTTTTCCCTTTGTTTATTTTTGTAATACCTGGCACTATATTGATTACTCTTCTTTTGACTTTTGTTAAAGTAACGGAAAATGAAATTATCTTCTTCAAACATGGTTTCTTACCCCGCAAAATCAATTTCTGCGATGTTACAGAATGGGGCTTATATATAAAATATGGAGGAAACGGAAGAACCGTAAGCCTTTTATATATCACGTCAATTCCTATTTCTGAGTTAAAATCCGGAAAAGTTATTAATAAAAAAGCTTTGAGGCATAAAAACAGGCGAAATTTTATCATTCTTGGATATGATGATAAGAGACTAATAACTTTTCTGATAGAGAACTTCCCCAAAAATTATAATAAGGAATTTTTATATGAAAAATCCGATTATTTAGGTATAGCTGATGAAAGCAAAAATCCATTGTTTAGGAATCTCCGCTAATAGTTAAGGGCGCCCTATGAGGCGTCCTTTTTCATACCCATTTTCAGGAGGTGAGCAGCAGTGAAGTGCATCAATTGCCCTTGGAACGATTACCACAAGGCGGGTGTGCCGTACTGCATGCTGCCGCGATGTTTATATCAGATAGAGCGAGGTGGTGACGAGTGTGGCGAAAGGCAAATATCAAAAGTGGCTGACTCCGGACGGAAGGCTCCTCCTTGAAGCTTGGGCACGAGAGGGCCTAACTGATGAGCAGCTCGCCGAAAAAATGGGAGTTAACCGTGCCACTCTATACGCTTGGAAAGCAAAGTATCCCGACATTTCCGACGCCTTAAAAAGAGGCAAGGAAGTTGTTGATATTGAAGTTGAGAATGCACTACTCAAACGGGCAAAGGGCTACGAGTACCTTGAAGAAAAAGTTGAGGTTGAGGAAGGACCGGGCGGGAAAGTAAAATCCCGCAAGGTAGTTCAAACGATAAAACAGGTTGTCCCTGATGTAGGAGCCGCGGCTTTCTGGCTGAAAAACAGGCGTCCAGATATATGGCGAGATAAACCACCAGAAAATGCTGGATCCGTTAATTCAGAAGACGACCCAATTACAGCAGCTATCAAGGAGGATTTTAAGTAATGGGATTCTCAGCAAAGCAAAAGGAAATACTGCGTTTTCCCTACGCCGGTAAAACCGCTTTGATTTGTGATGGTGCTGTTCGCTCTGGCAAAACTGCTGTTATGTCCCTCTCCTATCTTTTGTGGGCAATGGCCAACTACAACGGCCAGAATTTTGGCATTTGTGGGAAGACGGTTATCTCTGCCGAACGAAATGTAATAAAGCCGCTCCTAGCAATTAAATACCTCAAGGAGCACTTCGCTATTCGATTTGCTAATCACATACTGACCGTAAGCCGTGGAGGCAAAACCAACACCTTCTATGTATTCGGTGGAAAAGACGAAAGTTCCTATCAGCTGATTCAGGGCATCACGCTGGCCGGCGTGCTGCTGGATGAAGTAGCACTAATGCCCCGCTCCTTTGTGGAACAGGCTCTTGCCCGGTGCTCCGTAGAGGGTGCTAAGTTCTGGTTTAACTGCAACCCAGCCAACCCACAGCATTGGTTTTATGAGGAATGGATTAAGCAACTCGATAGCAAAGATGCTATGCACTTACATTTTCTCATGTCAGACAATCCGTCTCTTAGCAAAGAAACTCTTGCGAGATATGAAAGCATGTACACCGGCGTGTTTTATCGCCGCTATGTATTAGGTGAATGGGTACAGGCAGAGGGCCTCGTCTACCCTATGTTTGACCGCGAAAAGCATATCATCTCCGAATTTCTTGGTACAGGCCGTTACTTCATCAGTATTGATTACGGCATTCTAAATCCGTTCTCTGCAGGCTTGTGGTGTGTGCGTGATGGCGTTGCAATCAGAGTTGCCGAGTATTACCATGATGGCCGTAAAACAAAGCAGCAGCGAACCGACGAGGAACATTACTCAGAGGTAGAAAAGCTGGCCGGTGACCTCTACATCGAGCGTGTGGTGGTTGACCCGTCCGCAAGCAGCTTCATTGAAACAGTTTACCGGCACGGCCGGTTCCCTGTAGATAAAGCGAAGAACGATGTTATTCCCGGCATTGCGGCGGTTTCCTCTCTGCTGCAGGCAGGAAAGATACAAATTTGTGAGTGCTGCGATGATTGTATCCGAGAGTTCGAGGCGTACTCCTGGGACCCGGATAAGCCAGAGGACTCCGTGCTCAAAGAGTTTGACCATGCAATGGATGATGTGCGCTACTTTACCAGCACGATTTTAAGGAATGAATTCAGATGGGAGAATTGGCGGTGATACCGTGGGCTTTTTAAACTGGATTAAGGGGGTGTTTCACAACGTGTTTAGTCCACAGGAAGTTTACCAGATTTTCAAAGTTCAGCCGGCAGCGTCGTCTGTTATGATGGGATCTATCGAAAACTGGAAACAAATATACGAAGGTCGGGCTTGTTGGCTGGATGATGACCCGGAAATGCGCTCCGCCCAGTTTGCTTCCATCGTGTCTAGCGAAGCAGCCCGCTTAGCAACAATTGAGCTTGCCTTTAAAATCACAGGCTCTGCCCGCGCTGATTACCTTCAACAGCGCATGGCAAAGCTGCAAGATAAGATACGGACCCAACTGGAATATGCTTGTGCTATGGGCGGTATGATGCTGAAACCAAATGGCAGCGGCGTGGATTTCATTAAGCACGGAGAATTCATTCCGGTGGATTTGGATAGCAACGGAGACATAACAGGAGTCATATTCATATCATCAAAGCAGGTTGGTGACAAATACTACAATCGCTTTGAGTACCAACGTTTTGAGGGAAGCATATACAAAATCAGTAACAAGGCATTCGTGAGTGACAGCCCGAATACTATTGGCCGCCCGATTTCGTTAGCTGCTGTGCGAGAATGGGTAAACATTCAGCCGGAAGTCAGCATAGACCATCTAGAACAACCGCTGTTTTCGTATCTGAAAATGCCCTGGGCAAATCAGATTGACAGTTCTTCCCCCCTTGGTTGCTCTATCTTTGCAAAAGCAATAGACACGATTCAGGATATTGATATTACCGCTCGTGGCTTGCGAAGAGAAATTAAAACCGCTGATCGCAAGGTGTTTGTATCCGATAAAATTCTCCGGCGCGATAATAAAGGCAATGTTACGAACAACCCTATCCCCGACCTGATTCAAGGTTTAGAGTATGGCGTGGACGAAGCAAATACCTACCATGAATTCAATCCTACTATTCGTATTGCTGAGTACCGCCAGAGCATGCAAACATTTCTGAACATTGCCGGCAACCAATGCGGATTCTCTAACGGATATTTCTCCTTTGATGAGAAAACTGGTATGGTCACAGCAACGCAGGTTGAGGCTGACCAGCAGCGCACTGTATCTACTGCGACGGATATTCAAAAGGCATTGAAAACCGCCCTGTCCGGACTGGCTTATGCTCTGGGCGTTTATGCAACACTGTATAACCTCGCCCCTCCCGGAACATATGAAGAAAGCTATTCTATGAGGGACCTGTCTGTCAATGTTTCCGAGGACCGTGCCAGGGCTTGGCAGATGGTGATTGCTAACGTGCTGCCCAAATGGAAGTACCTCGTTGACTACGAGGGATATACCGAAGAAGAAGCAAAACAGCTTGTTGCGGAGGCGCAGCAAAGCGCAAATCTCAGCAATCCGTTTGGATTTGGGGAGCGTGATGCCTAATGCTCCCACCTGATTATTTTGACTACGCCGCAGACGACCTGCTGGGGCTATACAGCAAACTCGACGAAACCATCACCCGTGACATTGTGCGCCGTCTTGTAAAGACTGGCGGCGTTTCTTCTACAGCCAACTGGCAGATTCAAAGGCTCCAAGAATCAGGCCTGCTGCTGGATGATATTATTCGCGCTGTCTCACAAATGACCGACGCCAGCGACCAGCAGGTACGAGGGCTGTTTGAAGATGCTGGGATTCAGGCCTTAGAAATAGACATGAGTATCTATCGTGCCGCCGGCCTCTCTCCCCCACCTTTGCGGCAATCGTTAGGCGCTATGCAAGTGCTGCAAGCGGGTATGCAAAAAACTGCCGGCCACCTAAAAAACCTCTCAATGACTACAGCCATAGCTTCGCAGCAAACCTATATCAATGCCGTTACCCTTGCAGAAATGCAGGTGGAAAGCGGCGCTTTCGATTATATGACCGCTATCCGAAACGCTGTACGCTCTGCGGCTGAATCCGGGACCGAGGTTCTTTACCCCACCGGTCACCGCGATAAATTGGACGTGGCGATACGCAGAGCAACGCTGACAGGGGTAACGCAAACTGCGTCACAGATATCAGAGCATTATGCTGATGATATGGGCTGCGATTTGGTGGAAACAACAGCACACCCCGGAGCTCGGCCGGAACATCAAGCGTGGCAAGGCAAAATCTTTAGCCGGTCTGGTAAGCACAGCAAATATCCTGACTTTGTAAAATCTACAGGATATGGCACTGGTGCTGGGCTCTGCGGATGGAACTGTCGGCACAGTTTTTTTCCTTTTTTTGAAGGTATTTCTCCAAGTGCATACCCTAGAGAGACACTGCGTTATTATGAAAATCAAACCGTTAGATATAACGGTAAAGCTATTAAGTATTACGATGCCACTCAGATGCAGCGCGCCATGGAACGCCAGATTAGAGCTACCAAGCGAGAGCTTGCGGGGTATGATGCCGGAATCAAAAGCTCCGATAGCGAAGAACTGAAAAACGCATTGACTGAGCGTTTTCAGGCTGCCTCAGTGAAGCTATCCCGGCAGAAGTCACAGATGGACGATTTTCTCGGTCAGACCGGTATGCTACGACAAACTGAACGAGAGCAGGTGCTTGGATTCGGTAGAAGTCAGGCGCAGAAAGCGGTATGGTTTGGTAGCAGAAAACGGTAATGTTATTTCATAGTATCTATTGTACTATGTTTATCAACATAACATAAACCTATATGGGTATAAGAAATAGTGCTGTTATTAACGGGTACAATTTTATATGTATTTGTAAAAATGACAGCATCATATACCTCTTTATAATTATGTCTTAAATTTGAATGTAAATCTTGAATTTTAACGTAAGGTGCAATAATAATGTTATCTTTATAAGAAGTCAAAACAACATAGCTCTGTTTATCCATTTCAATCGTACTATAGCTTTCATTATAATTATTCACTCGAAAAAATGTATTTAAAATGTTAATGTATGACAAAACAAAGACAATTAGAGACGATGCTATTCCCAAAGCAATCAAGACCATGTTATTTCTATCATCACATATTGTTTTTATACCACAAAAGATAAAAAGAGATCCAAAGAAGCTAACCAAAAAAAATATAATAGTCCATCTTGTATTTAAATTTCTAATCTCGTTAAATAAATTAATATTTTCGGTATTTAGAGCGAATGATTCTGCTGCGTTGTATAAACATGTAATTAAATACACAATGTACACTAAAAAGTAGACTATGTTATATAACATCTTTTCATGGAATTTAAGTTTAGATTTACATGTCTTCCAGACGGCAAAAGGAACTCCGATACATACTATTATCACTATTAGATTTAATACTGAAGTCACAAATATATCTTGAACATCAAATTCAAGTAAAATGTTATCGATTCCGTAATAAGCATATAATGCTGATTTATAGAAACCAGAAAGAATAATTGCTAAGGTAGAGAATATTGCTAATGCTTTTACAGTAATATCAAAAAAAGAACTTATACTTTCTCTGTCTAACCTTTTACGTTCTTTCTGTTTAACTTTCGCTCTTATCCTTATTTTCATTATATTTTTATGCATTGTTTTCTCCTTTTTATTTATATATTACTATTATTTAATAAATATAACAAACTTCAACATTTTTCAAGTAAATATTCTATAAAAACAGCACCTACAATTTGCAGGTGCTGTTTTTATACCCCAGATTTTGACCGACCCGACGTCGTAAAACTACGGGCGCGGGTGATGCAACCACGTACAAAAGCGTAGCGGGAAAGGAACTATATGAAACGAGAAGACATTATTGCACTCGGAATTGAGGACAAGGATGTATTGGACAAGATTCTGGCGCTGAACGGTGCAGATATCGAAAAGCAGAAAACTTCTATTATTACTCTCACTACCGAGCGCGACGACTACAAAGAACGCCTAGAAGCCGCGAATCAGCAAATCGAACAGTTCAAGGGCCTGAATGTGGAGCAAATCCAGCAGGCTGCAGACGACTGGAAGCAGAAGTATGAAACTGCCGAATCCGATTATCAAAAAAAGCTAGCTGAACGCGATTACAACGATGCTGCTCTTGCCGCCCTGTCTGATGTGAATTTCACGTCAAAGGCTGCAAAGAGCTCTTTTCTTTCTATGCTGAAAGAGAAGCAGTTGAAGCTGGACGGCGGCAAACTAATCGGGTTCGATGATATTCTGACACAGGCCAAGACAGACGACCCCAGTGCGTTTGCCAGTGGCAAGCCCGCCCCCAAGTTTACTGAACCAATTACCGGTGCACCACTGCCGGAAATCACCAAAGAGGCATTTACAAAAATGTCGTACATGGAGAAATTAAAAATTAAAACAGAGCAGCCCGAAATCTACAAAGGGCTGACACAGAAATAGGAGGTAACAACATATGCCTGGTACTTTTCTTGGATTCCCGTTTGATGAGGAACTTTTCAACCAAACTTGGGGTGAAGCTCCAGACCCTGTAAAAACCGCTATGCTGAACAGCGGCGCACTGGTGGAAGATTCCCAGATTGCGTCCATGATTCAGAATGACGGTAATTTCTACACCATTCCGTTTTATAACGTACTTAGCGGTGACCCCGACAACTACGATGGTCAGACCGACATCAACACGGCTGAAACAAGTGGCGATTCTCAGTCTGGTGTTGTGTTTGGTCGCGCCAAGGGCTTCACAGCTCGCAACTTTGTGGCGGAACTGACTGGTGCTGACCCAATGGGAAACATCACCCGCAATATTGCAACCTACTGGCAGAAACAAGACCAACTGCGGTTGCTGAAAATCCTATCCGGTGTATTTGGTGTGACCGGCTCATCTGGCCACGCAAAAAAATGGCACGATAACCATGTGGTTGACCTTGGCTCCACCACCGCGACGCCGTATAAGATTGGTATTACTGATTTGAACGACCTTGCTACTGAAGCTATGGGCGATAACAAGTCTCTATTCAGCCTTGCGATTATGCACTCCAGCGTCGCCAAAACACTAGAAAACCTCCAAGTATTAGAGTATTGGAAACAGACCGATGCAAATGGTGTACAGCGTAGCCTTGCAATTGGTTCCGTGAATGGATATACCGTTATTATTGATGATGGCGTTCCTACTGCTTCCGTGGGTGGTAGCGGCGCAAATAAGGATTTGACCAAGTACACTACTTACCTGTTAGGTGGCGGCGTAATCCGCACTGCTCCCGGCCGTGTCGATGTACCGTCTGAGGCATACCGTGAACCTGCAAAAAATGGTGGTCAGGACACACTTTACACCCGCACTCGCAAAACTTTCCACCCGAACGGATTTAGCTTCATCCCCCCCGCTTCCGGTTTCAGTGGCTCCCCCACCGATGCACAGCTCGCGGCTGCTGCAAACTGGGCGATTAAGTTCGACCCGAAAGCTATTCCAATGGCAGCGCTTATCACAAACGGTTAAGGAGGCAGTTTTATGACGGCGTTTGCTGATTACACATATTATCAGAACAGCTTCCACGGCAACGCCGTCAGTGAGGCTGATTTCCCCAGTCTGGCAGTTAAGGCATCGGCCTATGTCCGAGCGATTACGTTCGGCAGGGCTGATGCGGGCCGCGAAGAAATCAAGGATGCAACCTGCGTCGCAGCGGAAGTAATTCAGCAGCTTGAAAAAGAGCGTTCCGGCACTGCAAAATCAAGTGAAAATGTTGGCAGCTGGTCAGTGAGCTACCTTAATCCGAACGCTCTCGGTTTAGATGAGCGAACTAGGATATCGCAAGCGGTTGACATATACCTAGCGGGCACTGGCCTTATGTATGCGGGGGTGGATAGATGTTTCCCCACACCATAACACTCTACAACTACACCAAGGCTGGGTACAACCGTACCGTCCTGCGCGGCGTCCTCTGGGAAGATACCAAGGCAAAAAACGTCAATAAGAGCGGCTCGGCTGCTGTGGATAGTGTGCGAGTGTTTATCCCATTTGATGTTGATTCTGGCGACGCAGTGTATAAGCTGCCCGCAGACTATCAGATAGCGCCTGCCGGTTCATGGACGATGCAAACTAAGCCCAAGGACTTTATTGTAAAAGGTGAGTGTTCTTTTGCACCGGTTCCCGGTGGATCCATTTCGGAACTGACACAGAATTACGATGCTTTGTCTATTACAAGTGTCACAACCTGCGATTTCGGCTCCTTGCAGCACTGGGAAGTAGGTGGTAAATGATGGATGGTTCCGAGATTAAAACCCCGCGCGGAGAAATCATCATCACTAAAGCTGGTAGGGCTCAGCTTGTGTGGAGCACAAGTTTTAAAAACAAATGGCCGGGGCAGTATTCTCGCGCTCAGCAGTACGTTGACAGTGAGGTACTGCGCCTCTCCACCCCACTTATCCCCATACGGTCTAGCATGCTGATTAAGTCTGGCCAGCTTGGTACTGTAGTCGGTAGTGGTCATGTTAGCTGGATTGCCCCTTATGCTCGAAATCGGTACTATAACACTGCGACGAGCCGACCAGATGATCGGCAACGCGGCGCATATTGGTTTGAGCGGATGAAGGCAGTCCATGGCACGCAGATTGTGAACGGTGCAAAAAGGATGGCAGGAGGTGGTGGCAAATGAGTATCATTGAATCTTTACAGGCTTATATCTCCACCTGCCCCGCTCTTAACTCTTTCGCTGATTTGCACGTCGACGGGCTGGAGCCCGGCGCGGTCAATTACAGCATTGATACCCTGCCCGGCGCCCGTATTCTATCGCAGGATTTAGCCGGGAATAAAACGCGTGAGTTTCCTTTCATGTTGCTTTCTCGCGAGGCGTCCATAGATGATATTACCCGAATCGCTAACACTGGATTTTATGAAGATTTTGCCGACTGGCTTGAGGACCAGTCGGACAATGATACTCTGCCTGACCTCGGAACGAAAAAGATAGCAGAATCCATTGAAGCGACCTCGTGGGGCTACCTTTACCAGCGCGACGAAAACGACCAGACCGCAATATACCAGATTATTTGTAAGATGACTTACACCCAAACGAAAGGATGATATACATGGCAGGAAAAATCAAAAGATCGCTATTTGCAATCTTCTTGAATACAACCCCAAAAGAAACTGCTACTTACGCTCTAATGGGCGAAGGCATTACCAGCCATAAAGTGGATTATAACCCTGAAACCTCCGATGAAACCTATGTAAGCCAAGATAGCGGCACTACCGATGTAGAAAGCTACAAGCCCACCATTCCTACTCAACAGACCGCAATCTTAGGCGACCCGGTGTTTGACTATGTAAATGGCCTCCGTAAAAAGCGTGCGGTGCTTGATGCCGCCCGTACCGATATTGTTATGGTAGACCTGTATGAAACGCCTGTAGGGGGAAAATACCCCGCGGAGAAAAATACGGTATCTATTCAGGTTGACGACTTCGGCGGTGATGGTGGTAAATCGGTGGAAATTAACTACACCGTGAACATGGTCGGGGACCCGGTTATTGGAACTTTTGACCCAACCACAAAAACCTTTACGGCTACCGTATCCGGAGGTGGAGAGTAATGCAAAGTTTGCATATCAACACTGGCGAAATCCGGCTATGCGTCAACGATGACCCGAACCGGGTGATTACTTTTAATCCCACCGACATTTCCTTTGTCGAACGCTTCTATAACTTATTGGGAGAATTTGAGGAAAAAGAAAAAGAGTACCGACAGAAAGCAGAGGCTTTGCAGGAGAACACCGAGGTGGGTGCGTTCGACATTCCGAAAAATCTCGGAAGCGCTCTCGGCCTGCTGCGTGAAACCTCTGCCTTTCTACGGGAAAAGATTGACAATGTATTTGGAGCCGGAACCAGTCAGGCTGCTTTTGGCGAGGCTAATACACTGGATATGTTCGAGCAGTTTTTCGAGGGAATTACGCCATTTGTACAGAAAGCGCGGGAAAAGCAGGTTAGCAAGTATACCGCACCGCCTGCGTCCTACCGGAACGTGCTAAAATGAACGTCCTGATTGACGGCCTGCCAACCGCTGTGGAAATCGACGGCACAGAATACACGTTGAACACTGATTACCGCACTTGCTTGCAAATCATGACGGCATTCGAAGACCCCGAATTAACCGGATTTGAAAAGCAAACCGTTATGTTACAGCTACTATACCCCATTGTTCCGCCGGATGCTCGTCGCGCCTCCGAGCTGGCCGTGAAGTTTCTGAATTGCGGGCAAGAATCCACTGGCAATGACTCCGGTGATGAAGACAGTACCCGGTATTACAGCTGGTCACAAGATGCGCGGTACATCATGGCAGCCATTGAACAAGCCTATCACATAGACCTATTCTCAGCAGATTTACACTGGTGGCGCTTTTCCTATATGTTTCTGGATTTGCCGGAAGAATGCTTTTTCAGTCGGCTGATTTACCTACGCAAGCAAAAAGCAAAAGGTAAACTCACCAAAGAAGAAAAAGAGTGGTACTACTCTATGCGGGAAGTTGTTGACCTGCCGGAGATTTACACCACGGAAGAACAGGCTACAATCAATAATTTTATGGCACAGCTCGGGCAGTGACGCTCGGGCTGTTTTATTTGTAAAGGTAGGTGATACGCTTTGGCAATGGGCTACGATGGCAGCATTAATATTAATACCAAAATAGACAGCGCTGGATTTAACCAAGGAATTAAGGGCATCAGCAACGGTCTGGACGGAATCACTGCTTCCTTAAAAAACTTGCTGCGGCTGTCGGTATCGCCTTTGGTATTGCCTCAATTGTTAATTTTGGCAAGTCTTCGGTAAGTGCTGCAACCGAACTATCCAATGCGCTGCTTGGCCTGCAAAGTATTCTTGAGGGACAAGGGAGAAGCTTTAAGGCGGCGCAGGCCTTTATTCAGCGGTACACGGCCGACGGCCTAATTCCGGCCACGAACGCCATCACAGCGTACAAAAATCTGGCGTCCCGCGGTTACACCGACCCGCAGATTCAGGACACCTTACAGGCATTAAAGGATTCCGCTGCATTCGGACGGCAGGCCAGCTATTCCCTCGGCGATGCAGTTTCGACCGCAACGGAAGGGCTGAAAAACGAGAACTCAATTCTGGTCGACAATGCAGGTGTAACAAAAAACGTCGCTAAGATGTGGGAGGACTACGCCAAGAGTATCGGCGTAACTACCAACAACCTTACAAAACAGCAGAAAATCCAAGCGGAATATCTCGGTATCATGGAAGAAACCCGCTTTCAGGTAGGCGACGCCGCTAAGCTTACCGGTACTTATTCCGGGCAAGTTCAGCAGCTGGGATTTAATTTCAACAACCTGAAAGTCGCGGTCGGCAAAGCCTTAATCCCGATAGCTAGCGCGGTGCTCCCCGGTCTGAACGCTATCATCTCAGCCCTCACCCGTGTGGCGAATCTCTTTGCCCAAGTTACAACTGCACTGTTTGGCCGTCAGGCATCACAGCAGCAATCTGTAGCTAATACCGCATCCAACATAGCCACATCGTCCAATGATGCCGCCAAGGCTCAAAACAAACTGGCAGACGCAACCAAAAAGGCTGGCAAGGCCGCGGATGGGGCGCTTGCGGGATTTGATGAATTAAATGTTTTGCAGCAGGATACGGCTTCTGGCAGCTCGTCAGCAGATGCTTCTACCCCCGACGTTTCCGGTGGTGCAGCAATAGATCCCATCGGAGGTCAGGAGATTGGTGCTGGTGTTACTATCAGTCCAGCGGTACAGGCTGCGGTAGATGAACTAAAACGTATCTTCACCCCTTTGCAAGCAATTGACTTTACTAACCTTAAAAAAGCACTTAGTGGCCTTGCGGACGCCGTAAAACCTTTGGGAAAAACTCTTTTTTCAGGATTGGAATGGGCATATATAAATATTTTTGTGCCTCTTGCAAAATGGACTATCGAGGACGTATTACCTGCCTTTTTAGGTATACTGGCTGGTGCAGTAGAGGTACTCAGCGCCGTTATTGATGCCTTAAAACCCGGAGCTCTATGGTTGTTTGACAATTTTTTAAAGCCTCTGGCCGCTTGGACAGGCGGCTTTATAGTTACGGTACTGACTGATATAAAAAATGCTTTACTGGGAGTATCTGATTGGATTAAGAAAAATCAGGGACTCGTGCAAGACATGACTGTAACAGTTGGACTGTTTTTCGCCGCGTGGAAGGTGGCAGATCTATTAGCGTTTGTCACGAACGCTGGCGGCATGGTCGGAATCCTCGGAAAGATGAAAGAAGGCTTGTGGGCTGTCACGGGTGCTAAGGTAGCTGATAAGATAGAAACCATCTATCTTGCAGGGCTGTATGCAAAAGAATTTTTAGTAAGTCTTGTTAATACCACCGGTGCACTGGTGAAACAGGCTGCTGAGTGGGTCATTACAACTGCTGCAAAAGCGGCCGACACTATTGCGACATGGGCATCTCAAGCGGCTACTGTTGCCGCTACGGCAGCGACGTGGCTCTTAAACGCCGCACTGGCTGTGCTTACCTCACCCATCACACTTGTCGTGGCAGCTATCGCAGCGCTAATTGCCATCGTATACCTGCTGATTACTCACTGGGACCAGGTCAAAGCCGCAGGTGCTGCCGCATGGGACTGGATTAAAAACGCGTGGGCTTTTGCAGGCGGATGGTTTAATACCAACGTCGTACAGCCCATCAGCAAGTTTTTTATTGGCTTGTGGACAGGAATATCCACTGCAGCAGGGAACGCTTGGAAGTCAATTTCCGGAGTATGGCAGAATGTTTCAAAGTGGTTTTCTGAGCATGTAATTGAGCCAATCGAAAATGGTTTTAAAGGTTCCATAAACGCTATGATCGGTATGGTGGAGGGTTTTGTAAACTCCTTTATTGGTGGAGTCAACAAAATTATTGAGGCGCTTAACTCTATCCATATTGATGTCCCGAAAGAAATACCCAAAATCGGCGGCATTAAGTTTGGCTTTAATATTCCAACAGTCGGCAAAGTAGCCATTCCTCGTCTTGCTACCGGTGCCGTCATTCCCCCGCGTGCAGAGTTCGCTGCCATCCTCGGTGACCAGCGCAGCGGTACAAATATCGAAGCCCCAGCAGACTTGATTCGCAGCATCGTAGCGAGTGAAATTGACAAGCTCAATATTCAGCCACAAGTTAATATTATTGCTTCAGGAGATAACGCAGGGCTGGTCAAGTGGATGAAATTTGAAATTGAACAGGAAAGCAGCCGAGTAGGCCCAGCATTTGCAACAGGAGGCGGTCGCTAATGATTATAATCGACGGAGTAAAATTTGATATTCCTATTGTCAGTCTAAAGCGCACTGCCGAGTTTTTAGATAAGTATGCAAAGCGTACAGAGGACGGCAACCTGCAGCGCAAGCTGATAGGAGTTTATTTTAACTACCAGTTAAAACTGGCTCGTAGCACCGCCGTCGAAAAAAAGGTATATCAAAAGCTGTGGGATAAACTTACTGAACCAGTAGAATTCCACATTGTGACCGTCCCAGACGAATCAGGGAACTACACCTTTACTGCATACTTTGCCAACGTTGGAGACGAAATGCTAACACAGCAAGGCAGTGAAAATTATTGGAAGAACCTCACTGTAAATTTCACCGCCAAGGCGCCGGCACGGAGACCCTCTTAAGGATGTGATTGCTTGGAATATACCGAAATTACGCTAGACCTAATTGATGTTACAGCGAGAGAAGACAGTTCCCCGGCGGCGTCGGATATACAGCCATTTGCGGATACCGAACAGCTGAAGCGTGACGATCTGACCGTACCGGATTATGCAACCTTGGAAGAAAACTTCTTTTTGTTGGACGGCAGCAAACCGTTGTTCCCTGACTCTCCTGCCGGTATGGATTTCAGTTATTGGAGCCAGAGCATATCCGATGCAGATGGTGTCTTCGCAGAACCGCCGAAGTTAGAAATCTCTTTCACCGAACAACACACTAGCGCAGGATTGACGCTTCATTTTCTGCCCGACTTCCCTGCCTTAGTTAATATTCAATGGCTCACCCTTGGCGGCGTGCTTATTATCAGCAAGGATTTTCAACCGGATGCCTTGGACTACTTTTGCGAGTGCCCGGTCGAAAATTTTGGGAAGCTCGTTATTACCTTTAAACGTACTGCGGAGCCTTACCGGTATATCAAGCTGCATGCCATCAATTATGGCACCTTTCTTACTTATTCAGATACCGATGTTGTCAGCGCAAAAATCACAGAGGAAGTCGATTTAATTTCCAATACCCTGTCCATCAACATGGCAAATTTCACGCTTCACAGCCCCACCGATGATTTCAACCTCATGAATCCACAGGGGGTATTTAAACTGTTCCAGCAAGGGCAGCAAGTGCACATTCGTCATTTCTTGGATTCTGGTCCCGTACAAATGGGTACGTTTCGGTTAGCAACGTGGCAAAGTGCAGATGCGTCAACCGGGCAGTTTACGGCAAATGCGAGCGTAGGTGAACTGGATAAGACCGATTTTAAACTTGGGAAAATCTATGTGAACGAGCCTGCTGAAAATATCATCAATGCGATCATGGCATCAGCAGGCTGGATAGATTACACCGTCGAGGACGCAATACGCAGCACTCCCCTCTCCGGTTGGCTGGCTATCAGTACTCACCGAACCGCTTTGCAGCAGGTCGCATTCGCCGCCGGAGCTATCGTGGACGACAGCAGGGGCAGCACAATACGCATTTACTCCCAGCCGCCAACTTACAACCACCTTATCCCTCGTTCCCGAAAGTTTTCCGGCGGTAACGTCAAGTTGCTGTCCTACATCTCGGACGTGTCACTCACAGCGCATAATTATGTACTCAAATCCGATGCGGAGCAGATATTTCAAGGCACACTTGCAACCGGCCAACATGAAATCCAGTTTGATGCAGCATGTGCAGAGCTGGCCATTACCGGCGGAACCATCGCCGAGCAGCACACCAATTATGTGGTCGTATCGGTTGATGTCGACGGTGAAGTTACCCTTACGGGAAAAAAGTACGAAGACCACCCTGTAACATACCTGCGAGCCGCTGAGAAGCTTCCAGCGGGCGCGGCGCGAAACACCATCAAGTTTGAATCCGCTACGCTGATTTCCGCCTCGAACGCTCCAGCAATCGCCCAGCGGCTTTACGAATATTATCAGCTCCGCTACCAAACCAGCTTACCGTTTATCCTCGACCAGGAACGCGCCGGCGAAAAGGTTGCGCTGCAGCACGCTGACGGCACTGGCTACACGATGGATACCATTGAAAAGATGGATATTGACCTGACCGGGGGCTTTGTGGCAAACGCTACGTTAATCGGTAATGGCGTTGATATTGTATTGGCCTACTACGCCGGTGAGCTTTATGCCGGGCAGAATACGGGGGTGCTGTGATGACGTGGATTGAACCGGTTTACGACCGAACGCAAAGTGACATAAATAATCAGACTCCGAAGGGCTATTACAACGCCGTCGACCTGAATCGTATTGAACAGAACTGTGCATATCTGGCAGGCATCTTTGGTGTGGCGATTAACACCCGCGCATGGAATCGCACAGATTTCCCCACGCCGGGTGAATTTGAAAGAATCCTCTCAAACCTAAACAACCTGCGTACTGCTTATTTTGTATACCAGACAACGCCTTCAACTCCCCAAAATCCTGTGAACGAATTTCACAAAGCAAACAACATAGAACAAATCTTGCATGACCTATACGCTTTATATGATGATAATAAGCAAGCAATTATGTATGCCGGTGAACCCTACGCTGGGCAAACGATTGGAGTGATTTAAAATATGACATATCAAATAAAAGTCTGGAAAAACAGATTGTCAGAATTTCCGAACCGCCGCCGATTTGAAACTACGGGAATAGAAAACACTTATGACGTGATGCGCGCCGAGGGTAATGTTACAGAAATTGGAAACGCTTTTGACGAAACTGAAATGAATGATTTAGAGGGGCGTATTGCAGACGGATTTGAGGTTACAGCCAGTGCGGAAACCCTCGCCACTCATACCTCCGACACCACCGCTCACATCACCGCTGCCGAGCGTACAAAGTGGAACGCCTCCGTCCCCAACACCCGGAAAATCAATAACAAAGCACTTAGTGCAGACATCACACTGACCGCTGCGGACGTGAGTGCTGTGCCTACAACCGATGTAGTGACTACCGCTAATGCAAACAAGCTGCTTAAGCTCGATGCAAGCGGAGTATTACCTGCGAGTATTACTGGTTCATCCACAAATACCACCTCCGTTACCAGTGCTCTCACTGTATCCACCTCTGCTCCGTCGTCTTACATTGGTGACGGTAAAATATGGGGTGTGTACTGATGCCGGAGTTGTGGCTACCAAGCGGTGGTGTGAACCGTAAGCAAAAGGAGTTGTGGCTGCCCCAAGGTAGTGTGAACCGAAAACAGAAAGAGCTGTGGGTAGCAAGTGGGAGTGTGAATAGAAAGATTTTCACTAGCGGAGTAGGTTATACAATTAGTTGGCGTACGGTGCAGAACGATTGGAATCTATATGTAGATGATTATGGAAATTTAGTAATGAGTGTATCTCAATCCAATAAAAACAGTATAATTGCTTTTCAGTGTGCTGTGGATTTCACACTTGAGACAGGTATAACTATTACAAAGCTTATAGATTTATTTAGCTTTAATAGTTGTACAGTTGAAAAATATTATGCTGAATCATCTATGGGATTGGTTTATTCAAGCTATCAACCTACTGGGCTTCCATACTGGAACAATAATCAGATTATAACTCGCGCAAGCTTTGATAAGAATTTTGTATTAAAAAGTCCAAATGCTGATAAGTATGACGCTAGATACATTTCCATTTTCATTAGTGCCACTCTTACATCGACAAGCTCACACGGCTCCAGTTTTTACTTTAAATGCCCAGCACTTTATTTTTTGAATGAACGAATTAACGGCACAACAGGTAGTTTGCCTATATACCAAGATTAATTTAAGGAGGAGATAAAATGACACAGCAAATTATTTTCGCAGACGAAACAACCATTAACGTCGCTAATATTAACGCAAATGGTGGTTACCATCAAGGAGCGCAGCGGGACAGCCTTGAAATCCAGATTGCTAAAGATACAATTTCTTTTGATGCTTTAGATGCTTTAGATGCCTTAACCTCAGAAGCTAGCAAAACCGACCGCCTGACCATTGTCACGCAGGATGGTGATAAGAAGATGCAGGAGGTTTATGACCATTACGTACTACGCACTGCGTTAACACTTAAACCTATTGTCGTAACCAAAGCCACGGCAAGTACCCCAGCCGTTACCGAAGAAAGACTCTGTGTCACTCTGGCGCAACTTACTTACACAGAAGTGCAGCAAGCAACGCAGGCGGCCGAGATTGCCGATATGCAAGCCGCTATTGCTGCTTTGGCGTTCGGAGGTGAGGCATAATGAATATTCTGCTTAAAATTGTTTGCCAAGTAATTGCACGCAGAAAAGCAAGTGGGGAAACTTTTGAGGAGATTATTAAGGAGTACCCCCGCATGACCGCGGAGGATGTAGCCCAAGTGGAAAAGGAGTTGAACATAAATGCTTAAAGGTATCGACGTGAGCAACGCCAACGGACGCATTGATTGGGACAAACTCAAGGGTAACATTGATTTTGCCATCCTGCGCTGCGGAATTGGCAGTGATATACCCAGCCAAGACGACAAGCAATGGGCGCGTAATATATCCGAATGTAACCGGCTGGGCATCCCGTGGGGTACATATCTGTACAGCTACGCTATGTCAATTACGGATGCAGAGAGCGAGGCAGCACATGCCTTGCGCTTACTTAAGGGTTTAAAGCCCACATACCCGGTGTACATTGATATGGAAGATGCCGACGGCTACAAAGCAAAGCGCGGTGGGATTAGTAAGCAGATGGCAACCGATATTTGCCGTATCTTCTGCGAGCGCCTAACCGCTGCTGGTTTTACTGCTGGGGTGTACGCGAATAAGGATTGGGCGGTTAACCGACTCGACATGGCGCAGCTCTCCAATTGGACGTTCTGGCTGGCGCAGTATAACAGCAAAGTAACTTACGCAGGTAAGTACGATATGTGGCAATACAGCAGTACCGGTACCCTACCGGGTATCAGCAAAAAGGTAGACCTCAATTACTGCTACAAAGATTTTACTGCCCCTGCTCCAACTATTACCGGCCTAACGCTCGACACTAGCAGCAAAGACATGGCAGCCGGGGACAAATACACGCTGCTTGCAAAGTGCAAGGATAAGCCTGCCGTTGCCACAACTGGGCGAGATGTAATTGCAGTATCCGAGCCGTACAAGGATTCCAAAGGCCGAGGCTGGCTGATTGATGTACAGGGCTTGCCTCCGGAGCCGGTTGCAAGACACGCTCATATCAAAGTAACTGCTAACAGAGTGACGCAGCAGTGCAATTTTAATGTAGTTTGAGGGGGATAACATAATGCTTCTATCTGCAAAATCTATGTACTTTTCGGCGCTGACCGCAATTTCCGCGGCCGGCGCCGCTATTTTATCTGCTCTGGGCGGCTGGGACGATAGTCTGCAATTTTTAATTGGTATTATGGCCGTAGATTACCTACTAGGTATCCTGATTGCTTTGGTTTGGCACAAAAGCCAAAAGACCGCGGACGGTACGTTCGAGAGCAACGCCAGCCTTAAGGGGCTACTCCGAAAATTTAGTGTACTGCTGATTGTTTATGTCGCAGTGCAGCTCGATACCGTAGCCAATACCGGCGGGTATCTGCGCACAGCCGTGATTCTGTTCTTTATCGCAAATGAGGGATTCAGCATCATAGAAAACTTTGGCATCATGGGTGTACCGATGCCGAAGCAGGTGAAAGATGCTTTTGCGGCGATTAAAAGCAAAGCGGAAAAAACCGAATAGATGTGGCTATCCCCCGCTAGAAGATTTCTTCTTGGCGGGGGATTCTTATTTTATGCTAAATTATCGACAATACAGACCGATATTAATATAGAACAATTGTTTATATTTAACTAAAAGCATTAATGCTCTATGAAAAGAATGGAGAAATTAAA